AGATTGCTACCGCTGAGCTTACTACTCCAAAGAAGTCTGGGCGCCCCAAGATGACGGACGAGGAGAAGGCCGCTGCAAAAGCCAAGCGCGAGGCCGAGCCCAAGAAGATTGGGGCAGCACCCGGTGCCCCCAAGAAGGCTGTAAAGAAGGCCTGGGCAGAGGACGACGTCATCAAGGAGCTGGACGCACACTTGGCCGAGTAAAAAAAATTGAACAAAACATCATCATTACCCTTTTTCACTATGGAGCAAGAGCGCAGAAAGAAGTCCGACAAGGCGAAGGAGAAGCGTGACAGGAACCCCTATTCTACCAAGCATGTGCGCATCATGGAGGCACTTGCGGAGAAGAGGGCGAAAAGTAGGAAAAATTGATTCCCACTTTTTCGCTGTATAGAGTACCCGTCCCAATGAGCACAATCATCAAGTACTTCCGTAAGATTACGATAGAGATTAACGAGGTGCTGATGGAGGCCTCTGCCGAGACACTTCCTCTGACGACACCTACTACGCCTCTAACGCCTCTACACGAAGTCGTTGTGGAAGGCTTCAAGCCCACGCACCCCTGCTTTCACAGCAATCATGGCGCCAAGGCCCCATATCTTTACCAACGTTAGATGGAGGCCGCCAGTAGAGCAGTGCGTACAATCCTAGAAGGTTTCACAGAGCAAAGTCCAGAAGATGTCCTTATGAAATTTGCCCGGCAACTTGAAGAAGATTACGAAGCCGCCCAAGATATACAACTCTATATCTTCGGCCTTCGCTGCTTTTTCTCTTGGCCCCGTGCCGTCGAAATACTCAAGCCTGCGACCATAGCTCGTATTCAAGCCCTATGGCTGGAAGAGAATGATACCAAGTACAATAAGTGGCTCGCCTCTTTCAATGATGACCCCGAAGAGCTGAAGTGGTCCAAGTGGACCTTTCAAGCCAAGAGCACCCTCCTCACAGAGTTTATCAAAACCTCAAAGGAAAATTGAAGCGGCTGGGTAAACTGCTCCTAGTATACTATGATGCGCTACAATCCTCCTACGCTCATGGCGCTCAGCAAGGCAGGTGACCTCAACAGGGTCATGCGATTCTCCAAGAAGCAAATTAATGTTGTCCACGATGGGTACACTGCCCTTATCCTGGCCACCATGTACGGTCACACAGAAGTCGTACGATACTTGTGCCACAAGGGGGCCGACGTGAATGCCAAGGACTTGTACGGGAACTCGGCACTCGCCTTTGCCGCAGCCGACGGTAACATGGAGATTCTCAACATTCTCTGTGACTGGGGAGCTGACCTGTACTCTAGGGACGATACAGGGACAACTCCCCTCACTGTGGCAGCTATCAACTATGAGCCAGAGGCCGTGATACAGTTGTGTAAATGGATGTAAAAAATTGAAGTCGTGGGGGGCCTGGCACTTTTTTATCCACTATGCAAGACCAGCATTCATACATTCACATGCACACCCTGCAGGAAGAGATTTGCCCCATGACAAACACTCTCGGCATTGTAGACGATGACACTCTCTTCCGCATCATGACCTGTCTCGCCAATGAGGGCTACAACGTCCACAACGTGCTCCAAGCCAACAAGGACTTTTGGTGGGACGAGCAGATTTGGGACGCCATCAAGAACAGCGCAGGTCCTACAGGGATGAATGCTCTCATCTACAATTCCTGGAAGGGGAACTTGGAGCGTGTGACTTGGCTCTTGAAGCGCACTCCTGCGCTCGAGGCTAAGCTCCTTCACGGGACTCTTGAAGGTACCACGGCACTACTCATGGCTTGCGCACACGGCCACTTGGAGATTGCCCAGCTCCTTATGAGCCGCGGAGCGCAATATGCCCAGACCAAGGATGGGAACACCTGCCTCCTCCTCGCCGTCAAGGGCGGACAATCCAAAGTTGTTCGATGGCTCGCTACCTTCGTGAACCTGAACGAGAAGGAAAATGAGGGTAAGACAGCTCTGGCAATAGCAGTCAATCAGTCTAATTATCACATTCTACAACAACTCTGTGATGCTGGGGCTGATGTGAATACTCTCGACAACCTCGGGGAAACTCCTCTCTTCTATGCCGCTAGACAAGGGATGGCCCACATTGTCAAGGAGCTTCTGTCTCGCGGGGCCAACACGAACGTAGTCAGTACAGATGAGTTCACACCCCTCCTCGTAGCTATCAGGGCAGGCCACACGGAGATTGTAGAATATCTGTGTGCCGCAGGAGCAGATGTGAACCATGCCATGCCCGATGGAAAAACTCCCCTCATGGAGGCATGTCTATACAGACACTACGACATGGTGAAAGAGCTGCTGTCTCGTGGCGCCGACCCACATGCCCAGACAGAAAACGGCACGACCCCCATCATATGTGCCGCCAAATCTTGCTACACTGGAATCGTGAAGCTCATCGGTGAGAAGGGTGTTGATGTCAACCAGAGGGACATCTGGGGTACCACGGCACTCATGACTGCGTGTATCAACAGGCACATGGAGATAGTCAAGTATCTCTTGTTCAAGGGGGCTGACCCACGAAAGGCGGGCATTTCGGGACAGGCAGCGGACTTTATCAAGTTCAGGGACCGAGAGATGTACGCGCTGTTGATGAGGTATGCGTAAAAAATTGGAGCCGTGGGGGGGTGGCTCTTTTTTACTAACTGCTGCGCTTACGACAATGTTTCCAGACGAAGACATTCTTCGCCCAACGGACGAAGACACACTGTTCCGCATCATCACGTGCCTCGCCAACGAAGGCTACAATGTCAACAACGTACTCCAGGCCAACAAGGCCTTCTGGAACGATGAGCAGATTTGGGACGCCATGAAGAACAAGTGCGGACCGTCAGGAATGACTCCGCTGATTTACAATGCCTGGAAGGGTAATACAGAGAGGGTGGCTTGGCTCCTGAAACGGTCTCCCAATCTCGAGGCTCTGGCGAAAATGGAATCGATGACTGCTCTTATGTACGCTAGCAAGAATGGTCACCTAGAAGTTGTGCGCATGCTCTGTGATGCAGGGGCTGATGTGGATTCTTATGGTGGCCCTGGATCTGGATATTGGGCGACAGCATTGATGTGGGCTGCTGAGAATGGCCACCTAGAAGTTGTCCGTGAGCTTCTTAAAAGAGGGGCTACAGTAAGCTTTGTTAATTCTTGGGAGGAGGGTGCCCTCTTCCTAGCTAGCGCGGAAGGTCATCACGAAGTAGTGCGCGAGCTGCTTGAGAGGGGGGCCAATGTGAATGGTGAGTTGACCGATAACCCTCTTATGATAGCTAGTCACTATGGCCACCTAGAAACAGTCCGTGAGCTCATAAAGTACGGGGCAACCGTAAATATTGAACATGATTGGAGTCACGATGGTTTCATCAATTATAGTAACTCCTATATAAGCAGCCCTTTGATAGAAGCTAGTATGAATGGTCATCTAGAAATAGTTCGTGAGCTCATTAAGGAAGGGGCAGAAGTAAATGCTGAAGTGGAAATGAGTGCCTTGATGGTTGCTAGCGAGCATGGCCATCTAGAAGTTGTGCGTGAGCTGCTTAAAAATAGAGCTGATCTGAATTCTGGGGATGACTGGACAGCATTAGCTTATGCTAGCTGTGGCGAGAACCTAGAGGTTGTCAGTGAGCTGATAGAGTGGGGTGCTGACCATATTAAGGTAAAGAACATGCTGATAGAGAGGGCTGAAGAGTGGATGGATAACCTGGAGGTATCGCGGATAGTTGTAGAGGACCTATTGTGGATTTCAGATAGGGCTAAGGATCAAGGCACGATGCTAGTTGAGATGTGGGAATATATTCACGCTAATAACCATTCAATAAGGCCCGCAATCTATTATAAACGCTTAGATTAAAAATTGAAGGTGGTGCTGGGCCAGCCTTTTTTATCAACCGCTGCGCTTACCACAATGACAAGCTTTCCAGATGAAGAGATCCTCTTCCGCGTCATCACGTGCCTCGCCAACGAAGGCTACAATGTCAACAACGTGGTACAGACCAACAAGGCCTTTTGGAACGATGAACAGATTTGGGACGCCATGAAGAACAAGTGTGGCCCCAAAGGGATGACTCCGCTGATTTATAACGCCTGGGTGGGAAATGCAGAGCGGCTAAGATGGCTCCTGAAGCGCACGCCCAACCTTGACGCCAAGATGGATGACGGCTCTACAGCACTATCAATGGCCTGCCGCTATAACCACGCTGCCATTGTCAAGACGCTCTTAAACAAGGGGGCCAAGTGCATCCGCACAGATGATGGCACGACCTGTCTCATCTTTGCGACAATTCGAGGCAACGAGAGTATCGTCAAAATGCTCTTGGACCACGGCGTAGACCCAAACGAGTGTAATGGTGGAAGGTCTCCCCTTGGCACGGCAGCCTACAATGGGAACCTGCCAATTGTCAAGATGCTCTGTGATGCAGGTGCCGACTTGGAGGTGAGGGATGGTATTAACTCCACTCCGCTCATGGACGCCTCCAGAAATGCGTATCTGGATGTTGTAACGGAGCTCATTCAGCGCGGGGCGAATGTCAATGTTGTCTGCGACTGGGGCTACGGACGGACTCCCCTATTTGTAGCGGCACAGTGGGGGCGTACTGATATCATGGTGGAGTTGATTAACGCTGGGGCAGATATCAACTATAAAAACAAGAAGGGTTATACAGCCTTGTATAATGCCTGTATGGATAAACGTGAAGATGTTGCTATACTTCTCGTTAAGGCAGGTGCTGACCTTGGTGGCGATAGACAGGGAAGGACCCCCTTGATGCTTGCAGCCAGTGATGGCCTCACCCGACTTGTAAAAGAGCTCTGCTACCATGGTGCCGACGTGAATGCCCGAGTCGGCTGTCAATCCGCCTTGGAGTTTGCATCGCGTGATAACAGGCATGTGGAAGTCGTACAGTTCCTGGCTCAGAGGGCTGACCAAGATTCTCTCAACAGGGCAACGAGCAGGGCCTTTGAACGTCATTTTGTTGAGTTGTTGAAGGTCCTCTTGAACAAGGTGGACGCAAAGCGGTACAAGGAATACCTCAACTGCGGCAACGAGGAGATAATTGTGCTTCTGAACAGGTTTATGTAGGGCCCGGCTGAGCAAAATCTTAGACTATAACAGTATGGTTGCGTCTACTAGAAAAGCTCCTAGAAACACAAGCAGGTCAATGGTTTATAAAGTACGAAATGATAGTCACCCTCGAAAGGGTCTTTTTAGCCGTAGAAGCCCTAGCTCAACAGCGAGCACACGTGTATTAAAGACGATTGTGGCTAAAAATAAAACGGCTAAACGACAAGCTAGAGAAGAGAAACTTATAGCTGACGAGATAAACGAGCCAGACATATATGATAATATAGGTTTATACATTGATGCTGATGGTAAGCTTGCCAGCACTGAAGGGGCAATCAGTCGTATCCAATGTACCTTACTTATTAAAGAGCTTCGGCACAAAAAGGAATTTGCCAATGATGATTACCACGCCGAAATAATACAAAAGGCCATTCAACTTGTACGAAGGGTCCGTAAGACTGTTAAGAAGCATCATCCCGAAATGAACTCCTTAGAAGAAATGATGGCTGGGTTATCAACTGGGAAAAATTGAAGCCGTTGGGGCCACTGCGAATATAAGCCACTGCCAATATGATGTCCAAGCTTGATAAGCAGCGCCAAGCAGCACAGAGTTACACGCGCTCCTACCTCCAGGGTCTCCAGACAGAGAGCATTCGCAGGAGGGAGCTTCTCGAGTACTATATTGCCGCGCATCACCCGTTCTTAGAGAAGGCAGCACGCGATGGCAAGAAGTTCTACATGGCCGAAATCCAAGACATGCCACAACCCAACAGGGGGCGCGATGACCCTTCTATTACCCTAACGGAGAAGGAGTTGATTGAGGGCTTCCAAAAAGTGTACCCTGACTGTGCCCTCGCATTCAGGGAAGTATGGGTAGACGTAACACCAACGACGCGCGCTTTGAAGCGGGGTGTCATTGTTGATTGGTCGTAAAAAATTGAAGCCGTGGGGGCCTGGCCTTTTTTATAAGCCACCATGTCTGATCGTGATATCCTTATTGCACTATCCCGCGACAGGATTGTTCGTCTAGAGGAGCATCTCCAGTTTGAAAAGGAGAAGCTTGCCAAGATGCTCGAAACGTCCACTGCCTTTAGGGGAGATGAAAAGCGCATGGGCTGTCTAAAGGCCCTTGAAGCAATTGTTGATACAAAAAAAGTACACATGACACATCCAAGTCCAACATTCGGTGCCCTTGATGCAAGATTCTACCACAAAGATTCACTCAATACACTTGAACCCATCTTGAAGATGCTCAAGAGCCTTGATGAACGTCTGCAGACACTTGAAGAAAAAAATTGAAGGGGTGGTGGCCTTGGGCCTTTTTTACCCCCCCACTGCGTTCACCCAAATGTTCGACACAAGACCCAGCAAATCCCTCGACTTTGTCAAGCAACGTCCTACGGTGCTCGACGAGCTCCCCCTGGACGTCATCCGTGTCTACATCTTCCCCAAGCTTGACTACGAGTCAAGAATGAATCTCAACCTCTGTCTTCCTCCTTGGGACCGGCTCTCCAAAAAGATGGACCGTGCCTCTGTAGAGGGACACGATAGGTTAACTACCGTAGCTACGGTAAAGACATACCTTCATAAACTTGAGTGGGTATGGACACCGAATGACCGCTACAAGCTCTGTATAAAGATGTTCGCCCTCTTCTTCAAGCCACGCTACCTCAACTTGGTCAGGCACGAACGTGACTTTCGTAGAGCGCTGCTTGAGAAATTGGACTCCCTCAAGAATCCTCACTGGCATCATCATGGCCTATATCCTGATATCGACATCACGACGCGCCTCCTGAAAATCATGAAGAGACTCAAGAAGAGGGTGCAGAATACCCCCTTTGAGCACGAGGTACTCGACAAGGGTGAACCGCTGATCTTCGTTTAACGCCTTTATAAAAATTGAGTGCCCTCTGTCCCACACCCTTTTTTACAATGAAGTTCCCCATAACTCGTGAAGCCCTTCAGGCCTTTGACCGTGTAAAGGACGACCAGGAGTTGTTCCATGAGAGAATCCAAGAGACTGTCAAACGAGTCGTTGATGAGGTCTGCCGGCAAGTCACCAAGCACTTGTACGAATCATCTGGACCCTTCGTGTGTCAACATCTCAGGCTACTTCTCGTATCCACCGCCGATAATACTGCCCAGATGACTCCGCAGTACAAGGGTCGCCTCCCCTTTGATTACATTGTAAAAAACTTTCTTCAGCCTTTACTTGAAAAGCTGAAGGAAACCTTTATAGGTTGTGACATTACCATTGACCCTGTAGAGAACTATCTCACAATTGACTGGTCTTAGTTGAATTCAACAGTCGGGTGCGGTACATTCAGTGATTCTTCTGTGACTGAAGAACTTGTAGAAGGGGGTCCATCTGTACCCACCACATTCAGATGAACCTCATCGTCAACCATAGGTGAAATAGGCATCAGTGGGCCTACCGGCAGTGCTGGAGGTGAAATAGAGGGCACGGGAGGTGCCGGCTCTGCCGCAGGTGACACATTCGTTTGGGGAGCAGCCGGCACTGATGGGGCATCTATATCAAGGTGTAGATGCCTCTTTTTTACCAGAAGCGCTCTCCAATCCGTCTCCAGATTCACGATACTCGCGGCATCGCTCTCAGGCCCCGTACTAGGATGCATAAGCTCCTTAATTCTCTGCTCAAGCCGAGTATTGAGCTCATCCTGAATCTTCTTCTCCAGCTCCGGAATCACAGCCTGCGACAGAATATTCTTCTTGTACCGTAAATGTAACATGGCATCGGCCGCAACCTTTGCCAAGCGCGCCTTGGATGCGTCGAAAATACGCGTATGCTCAATGCCATGGCAGATATCAGGCCGTTTCAAACCATCTATATCCTCAAACTCTGCCCCAAATAACTTGATAATATCATCAGGAATACCAGGCGACTGCTCTATCAACCTATCCAAATCCTGACGGCAAATGCTCAAGAAGTCCATTGCCTCGATACGGTCCATAGGGTTGATGGCCAACTCTACTTGTATAAGTCGCTGAAACTTTCCCCACGCAATACTGCAAACACGATGCGACTCGGACTTTTGCGCGTACTGGAAAAAGTTTCCCAGAGTTGTAAGAATACCTGCAAAGATGGAGATAGCACCCAAGGATACCCCCACATACTGTTGTGCCACACGATTATCTGGTGGCACAATGCTACCCACAGCAAAGTTAGCAGCACCAGTTAGCGTCGATAGGATGATAACGGGAATTGTAATACGCATATTTGAGCCGGTAAACTTCTTTTCCGCCTTGTCGTGTAACCACCGATAGCAGGCAGCAATATCTGACCATTCTGCCATCAGGACTTCCTGCTCCTTTGTCCAGCCGTTCATAAACTTCTTCACTTTGACACCAGATACATCTACACTGCTACGACGACTACTATTGGGTGTATCCTCCATCTAGTAAGTATTTATTTCTTTCTTGTTGAACGCTTCAACCTAAGAATATGGTCCGCCTGTTGTCCATCTACCAGCCCTTTTACGCGCATCCCCTCCTTTGTCGGATACGAGTTCTTTTTGTAAATCTGGCTGAAATCATCTGGCCGCCTACAAACAGGACATCCAGACTTCTTATGTTGTGACGTGTTTGAGTCGGCCGTCGTAGGTTTCGAAGCAGACGTCAACTTCTCTTGGAAAAATTCAATCTGTACCTCGGGATGTTGTAGAACAAGTGTGCCGTTTAACACAGAGCTATCACCCATATAATGGTCCACATGACTCTCAATAGGAAGTGCATCCAACAAGAGTTTCATAGCCGCTTCACGCGTCAAAAGATACGCGTGCGATGCCGTGAATTTATAGACCTTGTTCCAAGGCTTCACATGATAATGCTCATATACTAAATTGGGCTTGTAGCATCCAAGAATCCACACACCCCAGCCCTTAGGAAGCTTCGAAATCAGCTCATTAATACGCTCAAGCTCCGATTCAGGTATGATGGCATCGTCCTCGAGCACTAAACAGTACTTATTTCCAGACTTGATAAACTTCTTCCAGACTTCAATGTGACTGAGAGAGCATCCCACCGCACCTAGAGTGGCAATCTCATGGTGGCTCCGCCGGTAGTTCCTGAAAATATTCAGACGAGTTCGTACAGAAATACGAGGGTCCGTCTTATAATCCAGTTTCTTTCCATTCACCGCCCTCGAATACCGCATATGTTTCAGCTGGTCCACACTTGGCTGCTCTGTGAAACGCTTCCAACGCTCAGGTCGCTCCTTCATACTTATTACGTACGCTGGAACATTAAAAATATTTAACTTCTTTCGCGTGGCCCCGCGCATCCCTACTTAGGTCTTTTTTTTATAACCTTGTGCTTTCGCCTTGGATTGTAGACCTGTCTGATATATTTTAATCGCGGCCTCTTGTGTCAACGTTTTTGGGTCCACACCTGTCGGGATAGATACAAACTTTCTCGCCTTTCCAACAAGGTCCTTTTTGAACATGAAGACTCCATAGGGACCTGTGCGGAATTCAAAGGCGCCAAGTGTGTGAACAGCCGCCTGCCCCTTTGCCGCAAGTTTTCCGCGAATTGTCTCCTCCGTATCTCCCGCGGCGAAAGGTACATTCACACCATTACACACGACGTAGGCTCCATAGGGACCCGACTTCTTCACCATAGGATGCCCTTCATACTCACCCATGGAGCTCGTGACCTTGGAGGCAATGAAGGTCGCCACTATCTCTTCCGTCAACTCCTGGAACGTTGCTCCCTCGGGCCAACCATAGAAGACCGTGTCATCCTTATTCGGCATCTCCTTGAGAAGCAGTGGACCCTTCTTGCTCTGTATGGCCTTGATACCATTCGCGAACTTCCGCTCCCTAATTGCCGCCACCGTAGTGGATTCCCCCGATTTCAGCAGCTTGTACTTGTCCTTATAGGAATCCCACGTATCACTACAAAGTGCCTTCCACTGCTCCGCCCCTGTTGCCACGGCATCCAGACGCGACTCCATACGCTTCGTGAAATCATAATCAAAGAGACCCGGAAATTCCTTCAGGCAGAAGTCGAGCACTGATGTCCCAAGTGCCGTGGGTACGAGCTTCTGTTTCTCGGCGCCCACTTTCTGTACGACAGACTCGGAAGCGGGAGGCCACGCGTGAGGAGCCACATGATACTTTTGAATTGTGACTTCCGTGGCGGACTTGTCGCGCTTCTCGGCATATCCCTTGTCAATCACAGTCCCCACAAGAGAGGCAAAGGTACTGGGGCGACCAATGCCCTTCCGCTCTAATTCACGCACCAGTGTGGCCTCCGTGTACCTGGCCCCCGCCTTTGTTTCATGCGGTGCAGCCTCAAGAGAAGTCCAGGCCAGCTCGACACCTTCTACAATCTTCTCGGCAGCCTTCCATGCCACGGCATCCACATCTTCTTCCTCATCCTCCTCATCAAGATTTGTGGCCGCCGCTCCAATCTTCCTCCATCCGAGAAAGGTCGTCCTCTTCCAAACAGCCTTCCACAGAAACTCCATAGGGTCTGCTGTTGCCACAAACTCCACCGTCCGTTGCTCTCCCTTGGCAGGCTTCATCACACTCTGTACAGCCCGATTCCAAATGAGCCGGTAGAGTTTCTGGTCTACGGAGGACCAATCCTCATCGGTAGGAAGGTCCCTCGTCTCAATATGAGTTGGGCGAATTGCTTCATGCGCCTCCTGGGGTGGAGGTGTGTCCCCTTTCTGGGTGGATTTGGGCTTTGATTTCGGGACAACTGGGGCGCTTGCCACAAACTCCTCCCCAAAGGCTTCCCGCACCCACTTCTCTGCTGCCACCCGTGCCTCTTCAGACAGAACAGCCGAATCCGTCCTCATATAGGTGATATGACCGGCCTCATAGAGACGTTGGGCAATCTGCATAGTCCTCTTGGGTTGAAGACTCATGGTGGCCGATGCCTCCTGTTGCAGAGTACTGGTAATGAGCGGCTTCGGAGGTTGCTCTGTCGTCGGCTTTGTTATAGCCGACTTCACTAGCCCTCCCGTATCATCATGAATGTTCTCCAAATAGTTCATGGCCGATTCCTCATCCTCCAAATCCTCTGTCATAGTCGCCTGAAAGCCAGACCAAGCCCCTTTGATTCTCCAAGAAGTACTCGCCGTGAATTCCTGTATGGCCTTTTCCTGGTCCACAAGAATTCTGAGGGCCGGTGTTTGACACCTCCCAGCAGAAAGTGCCTGTCCCACATATTTCCAAAGAAGTGGTGAGATAGTGAATCCCACCATCATATCAAGTACGGCACGGGCCTGTTGCGCATTCACTTTGGCCATATCGAGGCGACGGGGATTGTCAACGGCAGCCCTCACAGCTGTCGCAGTAATCTCATGAAAGACGGCGCGCGGTGTCGTAGCAGGATTCAAGTTCAGGAGTACTGCCACGGAGTAGGAGATTGCCTCCCCCTCACGGTCATCATCCGAGGCCAGATAAACCTTCGTGGCTTTCGCCGCGGCATCTTTAATCTGCTGAATAGCCTTGGACTTTTCCCGAATCCATTGAAACCTCGGCTCAAAGTCCCGCTCAAGCCCGACAGCGTCTACATTCTCCTCCAAAGACCGAATATGCCCCATGGTTGCTATCACACGCCATCCAGCTCCTAGGAACCCTTGAATCTTCTGGCATTTGGCAGGTGATTCTACTATCAACAGTGACATGGTTGATAACTATAGAATGCCACTATGTATCCAATTTTATAAGGCGGAAGGGCTTAGAAAAGTATCACTAATATAGAGTATGTCGTCATTAAATGAGCTCGTGCTTACACAAGCTAACATCGATAATGGTGAAGTTGAAGGGTTAACACCTACCGATGCCGAAAAGCTGAACAATGATGAAATACAAACTATTTTTGTAAAATCGTATAAGCATAACATTATTGGCAACTTTGAGGTCTTGAAGACGAACCCCTTTAAAAATGGAAAGACCTATTATTTTCTTAGAGGGGTCTAAAATATTATTCATCTTTCAATCAGAATGAAAACACCCAGTACAACAGAGCCTTGTCGTATAGACGAAGACCAAGACCTCAGCTGGCGGCGTGATACGGAAGCCAATCGTATTAACCGCCTATTCAATTCCGGAAAGGGCAACTTTCCAGCCGTGTTTCATACAAAGGGGTCTAAGCCATTCAAGGTAGACGCCTCTGGATCGTTGATGCAATCTGTACGTTCTATATTTTCAAAGTAAACTTAAATATAGCGCCTATAGTTAGAATGTTCAGAAATAAACTATCAAAATGGCTTATTCCTGTACTTATATTGATTATGGCTGTAGCATATTATTTATATAATAACACAACACCCTCCATAGATGATGTATGGGTCTTGAACATGGACAAGGACACAGAGAGATTCCAGAAGGTAATTGACCAAGAGCCTCTCTTACCTCGAAAGATAAATCGCTGGAAGGCAACATACGGAAAGGATGAAGACCGCGAAGTAGCGGAGAGAGATGGTGTTAATCGTATATTTTCAAGAAGCACTGATGTTGAGCTAAATAAACGTAATCTAAAAGTCATAAATATTCCTGGTGAAATAGGCTGTTGGCTCAGTCATAAACGTCTTCTACGCCATCTAAATACACTGACTGTATCGCCGAACTTTGGCCATTTAATACTGGAAGATGATGTATTGATAGATAAAAACTTCGCACAGAAATGGAATACTGTAAAACAATCCATTCCAGGTGATTGGGATTTTATATATCTAGGTGTTCAAGGTGAATTAGTCGGCAATCGTATAAATACAAATATAGTGAGGTGGAGTAATATCGGTAAGATGGGCAACTATGGAACATACGCATACATTGTTCGCCATAGAGCAATACCTCATATCCTTAAGAAGCTACAATTTATGAGCGCCGCAATTGACATTCAATATTTTAATACCCTAGGAGATCTTAACGTATATATTGTAGATCCGCCATTAGTTATAGCAGATGATGATATTGAATCAACGATTGATGCCCAACAGAAACGATAATAAATTTGGTATTTAACTATAGGATGCAGGACCTTCCATGTTTTTGTATAAACTTGGATGACCGACCAGAAAAATGGAAAGCAACGCAACGAGCCTTCGAAGGGACAGGGATTTCCCCTCAACGCTTTTCAGCCATTCGACATGCCGAAGGATGGCGCGGATGTGGGGCATCACATGTAGCCATTGCCCGCAAGGCAATACAGCTCGGTCTTCCCTGGGTACTTATTATAGAAGATGATTGCCTACCTGTTGCCGATTTCGCTCAGCGCTGGCCCACGATTAAAGGGGCTCTGGCAGATGAAAATGGGTCCTGGGATATTTTTCTCGGTGGCCCTACCTATGTCCAAGGACCTGCCCAACCACTTGGTCGACACCTCATGCAGATAGATACCGGCTTCGCCCTCCATTTCTATGTTCTCCACGCAACAGCCTATCAGAAGGCTATAGCTTGGAATCCGGACCGCCATGGACCCATTGATGTCTATTATTCCAACCAACTTCGGATAGCAACTACCTCCCCCCTCCTGGCAATTCAACGACCCTCCGAATCAGATATTAAAGCAGAAACAACCAACTACATTGAACTCTTTCAAGACTCTGCCACGACACTTGAACAACTCCAGTATTCCGTTCGTACACGTCATAGCACCCTTGTCCTTTTGTTTGCCAGTGCCCTGATTATCGCCATTCTGTGGCGTTAGTATGCGAACATCATACCACCACGAGCACCATACACGCGAAACACATTGTAAGTCTCCGCCCATACATAGACAATGAATCGTGGGACATCTGCCCCGCTCACGTAACCAGCCAACGGATTCATATCGAGTTTCAAGTTTATACGAATAATCTTATCGAGATTCGCCTCTCCACAGGGTTGACTCGGAGGAAGGAAACCCGCCTGGAGGGCAAAAGGAAGATTGTAATAATACCGATGAACCCAGGGAGTCTTCTTTAACGCCATCATTGACCTGAAGACAGCCGGTGTTGTTGTGCTATATCGACTCAGTTTCCCTTCATACAGCAAATCTATAGCCCTCAGTGGCTCCGAATTTCTGAAAACAAATCCTGGTACGAGTTCATGATGTGTACGCGTATCAATTTGACTGGCATTTGGCCACCAAGGGGTTGATGTCCCAGCCCCTGAAAGGTCGCGCGTGGCCAAGAAGGGGGCATTGTAATAGGGCGCCTCATAGCGCTGTAAATAGAAGAATAGATTACGAGTAGGATTGGGGATTTTCAAATAGCAATTCACAGAGGCACCACCAAGTGTATCAACCGGGTCAAAGGCATAATGTTGTAGAATGGGTACTTGAATATCCGCGAGACGGAATCTGTTGGCCTCGGGGGCGTCCAAATAGATGTATTCCGCCATGATGTACGTATCGCGAAGTACTTGGAGGTCCTGTGTCGTAGGCATGGTTATTTGAGGGACTTTTGACACTCGCGTCGTTTGTGTCGGGTCGCCTCCAAGTCCTGCCACAGGTGTGCCAGTCGGGTCCAGATAATAAAAGGGGGAGCTCGCGATAGGGAAATAGGCTTCGCCGCCTGCCGGTGTAGCGGTGAGCCCAGCTGTAGAAACCTGTGCCGTACTTGTATAGAGTGTCCCAGCTGTTCGATACCGAATACTGAGCTTTACAGGGTCCGCTTGAAGGGCATCAATCGGTAAGAAGGTTCCCGCATCTCCACAACTAAACCAAAAGGGGAGGGGCGTGGTCGCCACGGTGGCTGTCGCGGACCCAAACTCGTCGGGAGTGAAATTAGATGAATTACGTGGAAGAAGTTTATCCATGAGACTCACTTTTTCCAAGGGCGTATAGAACTCATCGAGGATTTCTAGGAGTTGTCCATCGAGCTGCTCTACGCGCGAGCCTCCAATTTCGAGACTGACGTTTTGTAAAAGGGCATGGCCTGTTGAATTCGTCCATCCGAACGTGGGGCCAGCAAAGGTTTTCCCATTTGCCGTACACCAGGCTTTTGCTGCCAGCTGTTGCGTGGCGATATCGGGCATCGTGGAGACGAGATAGAGCCGTGAAATGAGTTGACCCTTGCGTGGGAGACTTATCACAGATGTATTTCCAAGCGTCGGAAGCGTGTCAAAATCGAGGCGCACCCATTGAGTTGTGAAACGCCCAGCCCGAATGAAAACTTTTACGAAAAATTTCGGGTTCGGTTTTCCTTTTTGACAAATAAGTCTGGAATCCTGAACTCCGCCGTATATAACTCGGAGTAGGGATGCCACCATCTTCTTAACAGAGAGATGGAATGCTTAGGTCTCAGGAACACGGATTTGTACTGATTTCTTCTTACCCTCTAAAGCTGTAGCCGCTGTAGCGGCTGCCACTAAAGCCGCATTCGCTGCCGCATCCGCCTTTCGTGCCTTCCACTTCTTCCAAGCCTTCCAAGTCGCCCAGCCAACTCCCCCAATAATTATAAAACTAATAAGGACATACAGGGCACTATCCGTATTATTAACTTGTACAATCGTGGTTGAAGTCGAAGTTGATGAAGTTATATTGAAAGCCGGCATTTGTGCTATTAGAACCTTAATAGCGAGTGTAGAAGTCGTAGAAGGTGTTGGGGTGGGACTAGGTGTAGAAGTTGCCGAATCAGATGCCATTCCTGTATAAGTTGCCAGGGCAGTCGACATAGAAGAAGGAGTTTGAGCAATTGTTAAGGTGGGGACTGTCGAACGGCAATAGGTAGCACTGGGAGCTGGTGTCAAATAGGCTGTGATACTGGAGGACCTGCTGTAGGAATTTGATAGAGTATTGCTTCGTGACGATCGGGGAGTCGCCGTTCCAGATGGACTTCTTGTATTAGAGCTTGAGAGTGAAACAGAAGGGGAGGGGCGGGCCGTTTTACTCTCAGACGGTGTGGCCGTACCAGTACCCGTGGAACTGGGGGAAGGGCTGTTAGCAGATGTGCCTGTCACAAGAGTAGTTTGAAGTGGGGTTAGCGTGGGGACAGGGGCAATGGTTGTTCCCACAGGTGTAGGGCTTTGAGCAGCTGTAGGAGTTGCCGAGGTTGTTGCCGTTGTGCTACTGGTTCCGGTTGCACTGCTTGTGGAGGTTCCAGTATTTATTGCCGTTGTGCTACTTGTTGCCGTTGAGCTAGTCGTCGTCGTGGAAGTACTTGTTCCCGTTGAGCTGCTTGTTGCCGTCGAACTACTCGTTGCCGTCGAGCTATTATAAAGGTCTGTGGATTGTGCCACTTGCGCCACGGCAACAGACTGTACGACATTTGTAGTGAGGGAGCTTATCACACCCGCTGCATAATACCAAATAATACTGGCGGAGCTACCCGCCGTCAAATTCCCAATCGGCAAAACAGCCGCATAAGACCCATCCGTAGGACTAGGCGTACTCGGAGCCAAGGATAACGGATACGTATTGTACACATTGGAAAATGAACAACATCCCGAATATGCCGTCATCACCCCTGCGGTTTCCGAATAGAAGAGAATACCATCTGTAGGGTTCGTAATCATGATAGCACGAGATGTCTGACTGTTGGCAGTGACAGGAAAGAAGCCAGATGCGTTGATATTTCCGCGCGTCTTTGTATTTACATCCGTGCTACCTACAAAATCATCCCGTGTCCCAATCCAGAGAATAATATTATTAATAGTTGACGTGGAATTATTAATGACACGTGTAGTCACTTGTACGAAACTATCATTGGCGCCCAGAGAAAATCTATTTTGGAACCAAAATGTCTGTCCGAGGACCGTATATTGCCTTGAAGAGGTTATAACACCATGTCCGACAGTGACACTTGTACTGCTACTGCTGACTACAAAGGCAGAATAGTCAGTAGTTGTCCCCGTATTTGTAAGGCTATACAAGTCAGTGACAGTGGCACCACTCCAGTTGGGCCCGCCTGTACCCGTACCTATGGCAGCATCGAGAGGATAGTTGGAAAATGTCAGTTTGTACCATGCGGAGGCACTGGAAGAGTAATACCACGGCTGCTGGAAAAGCCCCCAGGCATTCACAGAGTTTTCGGCACCCGTTCCGAACCGCATGTACGCGTTGGAAAGTACGCAAATGGACGCAGTACAACCAAATGTCCCGACTGTATCTTGCGCTAGAGTAAGCGAAGCGGTCATTAGCGAAGCGAGAGCAATAAGAAACATTCTAATAGTACTATAGGAAGATGGCTGAGACGGCCGGTGGTGGAATAAATAGAGTAATACATCAAATTTGGTTGGGAAAAAACGCAGAGCCCACAGAGTGGATAAAAACGGTTACCGATTTCGCCAAAGAATATGGATACGAGTACAAGTTATGGACAGATGATAATGTAAATTCTCTCGATTGGGATGCTATTCCGGGTATTCGGAGGGAATACGGCAAGTTCCGAAAGGAAATGGCAGGTCGCGCGGATATTATCCGACTCATGGCGCTCTACAAATACGGAGGGCTCTATCTGGACGCAGACACTGTCATTATGAAGCCTGCTAAGTTCGCGTCCTTTCTGGAAAAGAACAAGTATGGTGCCTTTTTCGGCTGGGAGAAGATTTCACGTGCGGACACGAAGAAACTGGGTGATTTTGGTAAAGAAATACGCGGGTCAACGAAACTCGTGGCAAATGGTGTAATTGGTGCCAAAAAGGAGCACGTATTTATCGAAGCACTTCTGAAAGGAATTGTATCAAATGCCGAGCGAGAAGCGAAAGAAGCCGCGTGGAAACGCGTGGGACCCCTCTATGTCTCACGCGTGTATCTGACATCCAAGGACAAGTATCCCGATGTACATATCTATCCCATGAAGTACTTCTACCCGATGCATTGGCGAGGTATCACTGACCCGAAACTCCATACAAAGGTGAAAATTCCTGCCGAATCCATGTTGTTTCAATATGGATACAGTACGAATAAATTTCACGAATATTTCAATAAACGGCGCACTCGAAAGAGGACTTAAAGACCTTAAAGTCGGTATGTATGCTTCAGGCACATACCTTAAAGTCGGTATGTATGCTTCAGGCACATACCTTAACGCCGCCTCTTTCCAAGAGGATCCAAAAACAGCGCGTAATAAGGGTAATACAAAGCGCTAAAAAAGAAATTTATGACGGCAAACGTCATAGCAGTTCCTGCCGAATTCCCAATATAGATGTTATAGTTGTAAGAAAGGTAGGCCGCTCCTGCCCCTGAAAGAAACAGTAAAATAATGTAAAACATAAGAACCGTTAGGCTTGTTGTATACATGACGTCCGAGTGAGCGCTCTGTGTCGTAAATCCCTGCTGTCCTGTGAGAGCCGCCGCCACATTTGTGAGATAGGCCTTATTCATTCTAATATGGGCGGTATTTAATCCTCAAACATAGGATTTGCCAGACCATTCTCGAATCGGAGCCAGTTGAGTCCAATACAGAATACCTTCACTTCCCAAGAGAGTCCTGGTGGTGGTTTAACATCTAGCACAAGTCGTAGAGAATTCACACGACTTGCGTTAAATGACCCACTCGGTTGATGCTCTCCAGGTGTCCGCGCAAACGGATAGCCGTAAATGAAATTGGCATATGCCGCCCTGCCTCCACGATGCGCCGAAGCAATGAGTTGCCGGTAGTATTGCTCATCGGCATCACAGATAGTTGTCCCATTCGCCTGAATAATGGCATTCTCCAAAAGGGGTTGCTTCGACGCCTTTTCAGACCACGTAGAATCAAGAACCGACGTATAATTCGTCCAGGCATTATTGACTCGGACATCCTTCAGGCGTACAAACCAGATGATTTCCTCAATAGGGTGATTCGCTTCCAAAGGTAATTGGATACGAACCGCATCCGTCTTCTTTCCTATAGCATACTTGAGTGGCTCATCGAAATAGAAAGTCTGTACTTCGCGATGAAGAATCTCAAAAGGGCTGTGAAGCATACGCTGCCGAAAGGGTCCATTCACAATTGCCCCCTGTGTAAGAAGCTGAATGAAACGAAACGGGGGCGGGTCAGCCACCGTATCTCCTGTAAGAGCTGTGGCCCCACGATGAAAGGGAATCGTCGTATTCAGAGGAGTCGATTCACAGGTATCCCTATAGCCACGCAACTGTCGCACACATTCATAAAAGGGCCTGAGTGTAATATGTATTTTGACAAGTCCCTCGCGCACGGCAATCATCGGTAGGGCATCCTGCCTCTTCGTACGCATATAGAAAAACGGCAACATACAATTGAGTGTACCGCCCTCTGTAGGGAATAGACGCGGTTGTTGCTGTGCCACCAACCGTTTCATACTTATCCGACCAATGTGGTCATAGGCAATCCCCACCTGCTGATTGTAATCTGAAAAGAGTGTGTTGAAGACATTTATGAAATCCCCGTCGATTGTTTCCAAGGTCTTTCCGTCAATTTCCAGCTCTGCCTGTTGAATAATGGACGTACCAAGACTGTTGGCGTACTCCCATGCCACGCCAGAATTATCATAGGTAATAAGGCCGGCATCGAGTAAGAGTTGTATCTGAGGGTCGAGCCAATGTCCCAAGCGAATCTGAAGGCTCGTTCCTAGTAAGATATCACCTACGACGATGGACCCGATATCAAAAGAGAAGCGCTGGCCGAAAGCTCCTGGGCCTCGCAGAGGTATTTCCTGCAGAGTGGGCGTAAAGGCCAGGACCCGCCGCTCCGTATCACGCGCAAACCAAGTAGTATCTGTAGTAAGAGGAAAGAGGTCATTTTCCTGTAGGTCCCTGTTCGTCAAGTCGAGCAGAGTCGTAATTGTTCCATTGATTTTTTTTGTACTAGGTTCATCTGACGTAGGG